AATCTGCATTGCGTTCTGATTGATACCAGTCCCCTGTTGAATCCCCATAGGATTGAAACCTGCGGCACCCTGCTGGGCACCGGATATGGCACCAAATTGGGCTACAGGGGTAATCCCAGACAGGAACGATGCTGCGTTAGCTAGTCGTTGCTGGCGGAGCCTGATTGCCGCATCACCGACGGCAAACGCCTCAGCCGCTGCGTTAGCATCGCCCATAATGTTGCCTCGAGCTGCCTGGGCTCCGCGCACTGCCTGAGTGACCTCCCTCCGCAGGTCATCCCCAAGACCATAGCCTGCTTCCAAATCTTTCTTCGCCTCAGCTCCGAGCAGCTTGCGTATCTCAGTCCCCTGAGGGTCTGAAAGCTCAAGCTCTTTCATTCTTTGCTGAATAAATTCAGCTCCAAACTCTTTCTGAACATCTAGCTGGCTCTGGGCAATTGTGCGTGCTGATTCAGCCATGAAGTCCAGTTGTGCCCTGGTCTGATCGATGTCACCAAACCCACTAAAGTCGGCTGTCTTCTGTTCCCCGGTCTTTGGGTCGGTGTAGGTGACAGACGTGCCTAGCGCAGCAGCTGACTCGATCATCTTTCGGATCGGCAGCGTCTCCACGTCCGCATAAACAGCAGCTTCGTTTGCCGCGGCTATGTCAGGTGGTGGTGGTGTTTTTGGTGAGCCCATATGATTCTCTTAAAGTCAGCGTATGTGTATCGTTTCAGTTTTTCCCGACGGTGCCCCCAGTAGGTCAGCTCCGGTGCGTCCTGGTTAAATTCTTCAAAAGTTGCCAGCATGGTGTAGGTCGCATGTTTGCCGGGATTGCAAAGTTCATGGAGATAAACGTCTTTACCCTCCGGGTTGTTTGGCGCCCAAAAGTGAGGAACGATGTCACCATCGAAGTCTTTAATCCTCCTGTAGGTAACGAACCCAGCAATGTTTCCCCATTCTTCGACGACCATGAGTGTTCCGTTCCGGTTGTGGAACACCAGGTGCTGCCGTACCTCATCATCTGTCCAATTCGAGAATATTCTCCCGTTTCCATTTTTCCTGGCGAATTCAAGAACCCTGTCAATTTTCAAACCTGTTTCTCGAGCGTCTCGAGGAACGCTCCCAAGTTGATGTTTCGGAGTGCAATGTATCTCTGATCATCCAGCTGCAACCCAGCCTCTGTAACCTGAGTTGCTGACGAGCTGGTGATCTTGACCTGGAACTCACGACCCTGGTTGGTGCCCGTCAAGCTCATGTTGTGCCGCACAATGCCAGGCTTGCCTAGGACAGCTGGCAAAACAAAATCCAATCGGAGCTCACCGGTTCCAGTGTCCACCAACTGCCCACTGTCCAGAATGACTTCGTCACCACCGTCAGGGATTAGCGTGATGTTTGCCCTGGCTTTGCTTTTGTAAAATTCAACCTCGAGAAAGTCGCACGTCTTGGGTGAGATAGGGTCACCGAAAGTCAGCCCTCTGGTCAGGATCTCAAATGGTACCTGGGTGTAGTCCGCCCCCAGCTGATCAGCGTAATCATTCTCAGTGGTTGCGTCTTCGTCTATATGGTCGCGCAGGTAGACGACGTTGTTGTTTGTCGCATCAGCCCAAACTAGGCGCCGCCTGTCATTGAGAGGTTCGTAGATATCAAATGCAGTTGGCTTCCAGCCAGACCAGCGCCCAGACCACTGCTTGAGATTGGTATCGTATACCAGGACAGTGTTGGGAGTCGTGGACGATCCAGTAGGCACTGCTAGGATGTATCTGCCTCGCCAGTAGGCAGCGCATGAACGGTTGGCATACCCCCAGTTGATCTCCTCAATGATATCGTGGATCGGAAGTGAGATGGGGTCCGAGGTTGCGACCTGATCCTGTTGGAATGCGGTGCCAATGCTGCGCACCCCATCGCGCGACAGGAACAAAATGTCGTCTCCAACTCTGACTGCCGACTTCTCAGCCAGGCATCCCACTTTGTCGCTCACCAGCTGTACAGTGTAATCGGCTGGTCTCAATGTTGGGTCTGCGTTAACAACGTAAATTGAGTTGTCTTTGAGAATAGCGACTCGGAAATCTTTAAAAGCAACGATGGACCGGATGGCATCACTGTTGCCCTTTCCGATCCTAATCGAATTGATTGCTGGGAATATGTCGCCAGTCCCAGGGTCGGTGTTATTTGGATCAGAGGTTACTTCTTCGTTCTGGTCAGCACCCAGATCGGGCAGGATGTAGGATACGTGGAGGTTGTCGATGCCGGTCGCGCAGAACAACCGGAACATGTGGGCTGTTAGGGCTCTAGTGTTTTCTGGACTGTCAGTGTCTGCGATCTCGACGGCAACATCGTAAGCCACAATGCTGCTAACGTCATCCCAAACGCCATTACCGTCAGCATCAACCAGAATGTCTTCAGAACCAGTTTGTCGAATGACGAGTATGTCGCCACTCCCGTCTGTAAAATAGATTGCTCCATTGATTTCAGCTGCACTGCACTGATGGGCCTGGGCCGAGCTGTTATATTCTCCGGTGAACAAAACCCCTGTCACATCTGGGGTGTGCAGGTAGACATTACCGTCCGCAAAGATCATGAGACCGTAGTCCCATACGGATGTCCGCAACCCTATGACTGCATGGACGGTGGTGTAAGTGTCAGATGATATTCTCCAGGCACCTCGTCGGCTCTTTGTGATCCCAGAGGTGGAGAGCTCTACATTCTCGAGGTTGCTTGCCAGGATATTAGGAATCGTAGACGCACGTCCGTATGAGTTGATTCCCTGGATGACTGGTTGGGAATCAAATACGAGCGGATCATCAGTGGCGTCATTGAAATAAACTGGCATTGCTTAGAATCCAAAATCAACTCGGTCGTAATCGCCTATCACCGTTGGCTGTAGGATACTCACGGCAGCTGACTGCCCTCGCTCAATGTCTCTAGCGATATCAAGCAGGCTTGATGCTTCCGCATACTTCACCTGAGCTTTTGCGTATTGCCTAGAACGCTCAAGCATATCTCCCTCCACGAACGAAATTAGGGAATTATCTATGCCTCGCACTTGGGGCTCGTCGTAGTCATGCCGCATTGGTCTGACGCGCTTCTTTCCGATCACGATGATCGAAACGTCTTCACCCGTTACGTACTCAGGGTTGAGATTGAGACGAACCCGGCAAAGAGAGTACTTGGTTTCATCCGCCGGGATGGTTTCGGTAGACGCACCGTTAGAGAACAGGACAGCCCCGGAGGTTGTGTTCTTGGATACGTAATGCACCTCATCGAATTCCTGGGATCCGTAGTAGTTGCTCGAAGACAGTGTTAGCGTCTCCGCGACTGGTCTAGAGTTAAGCTTCCCTTTGAAGTAAATCGTGGTGCCGGAGTCAGCCGCGTTGGTGTAAGCTTTAAGCTGAACTCGGAATGGCTCTGTGCTAGTAAGCTTGGACAGGGCAACTGGTTCAACCTCGGTAAATGCTACCGGGTTTCCAGTGCCCAGGATTGAGTCCGGCTGCGTGCGAACAAGAGCTTGTAGGTCTCGGTAAGCAAGCAGCTGATCATTGTAGATGATGTTAATTGGCCTAGCCACCTCGTATGGCAGGGTGAACTCTTCCTCGTATGATACACTCTCTGTTGCGTTTGCCGTGTAGGGGTTAGTGTCGGGAGACTCCCTGGTAGGTAAGTTGAATTCGGAAATGACAATCGTGTCTTTCCAGAGCCCGGTATCCACGATCATCTCATGCCTCTGCCTAATGAAGTCTTTGGCAGCTGCGATGGATGAAGCGTCGGTCTTACCGAGCTTGCTGCAAACAAAGTTGGCTATTGAGGAAAGTGTCATAACAAAAACGCCAGGTAAACATCAGGGTCATCTTGACTACCAACTGCGTTAGTGCTGGCAACCACTCGAATCACACACTGTGTCGTAGATACGCTTAGAATTTCCACTGTAGGCAAAGAGGTTGCCGTGTTCCTGTAGGTAGAAAATGTTGGTGTGGGGGCACTAGAGGCGGTGCTTGAGAATGTGATAGTAAGATCAACTGTTTTCGTGGCTCCTCCATAAGCTATTGATGCAGATGCAATGTTTCTGCTATCAGAAAAAGAGACGCTTCGACTCCT